CATATATATGAAGGAACTTTGTTTTTTCAGCCTCAATCCAGACACTTCTTATATGGAAGGAATAGATATATATATCTATAAAAGCTATAATTATATTTATATATAACTCTCTCTTTTTGTATTCAACTCGCAGGGGGTATACTCGCGTTTTTGTTTTTTTTTACGCGAGTACCCCATGTTTACTTTTAGGGTATGCCACTATAAAAAAACCTTCGATATTCGTCAAAAAATGCGGTTCTTGACTTACTGTAACATTTTTGTTACATTATCCTCAAAACTAACCTGCGTTTTTTTCATTATTTCGCAGGTGGATTAAATTGCGATTTTTGATTTTTGACGAAAAGTAGGTAAAAAGTGACGACGGACGCCTCAGAAATGGTCGACGCGACCCGAAAAGTGGTCGACGCGACCCAAAATCCCGACCTCTTACCCCCAACTTCCACTGAAAAGTCTCTCGAAGCTGCTCGCGCAGCGGTCGCCGGCCTGTCTGAGGCGGACTTACTGTCACCCGAGGAGCGTTTGATCCTTGAGAAGCATGAGCCGCCGACGGGAATGGTCGACCCGAGCCCCGCGGTAGCCCGTCAATGGTGGGCTATCTTCACTGACTTGACGGATGGGAAGACGGTCAGCGAGGTTTCCGAGGAGCACGGGGTCTCGACCCGGCATGTTCGAAGGATACGCGAGTGGGGACATGCTCAACTGAACGACGTGGACCGGACGAGCATTGAGGACTTGCGGCACCGGCTTCTGTTGAACCGGAGAAAGTACCGGGATATGATGGACACCGCACTCAAAACGAAGGACATGTTGCTTATTATGAGGGAAGCACGGGCGAACGATATCGTCCTGGCGAAGGTCGAGGGGTGGTTGATACCGGCTATTATGGCGCCTGACGCCAACATTCAGATCATAATGCCTGACTTTAAGCAGCGTAAGCCGGAGATAGTGGATGCAAACCCAGCCAAAGAGGGTTGACCTCAGCTCATACGCCCCGATAAACGCCTTCCAAGAGGAGTTCCATCAGTGCCAGGCGCCCCACCGGGCGATGATAGGGGGCTTCTCAGCGGGTAAGACCTATCCGATGATGCACGAGATTATACGGCATTGCCTTGAGAACCCGAAGCACAACTACGCAATATTCCGGGACACCTGGGACGTCGTCATTGACAACATCCAGAAGGAGTTCGTGAGCCTGTGTCAGGGGTACGGGTTGGTAAAGGACTGGCGGTCCAGCAGTAATACACTGGTACTCATCAATGAGTGTACTATCCTATTCCTGCCACTGGAGCTGGACATCAGTAAGTTCAAGGGTATGTGCCTGTGCGGCTTCGCCATGGACGACGTGGACACAAGTAAGTATGCCGATAAGATAGGGATGCTGTACTCCCGGCTCCGCGATCGCCCCGGCGTCAAGGCGACATCCTTCCGGACATTATTCGCCGCCAATTACGAGGGTGAGGACTGGATTATCAACACATTTGCCATGAGAAACGGCAAGTTCAAGCCCCAGGGCGAGTGGTCCAAGGAGGACCCGTACGCCTACTGGTTCCCACCGACGACGGCCAACACGACGCTCTCCGAGGACTACATACCCACCCTGGCCAAGATACACAGTCAGGAGTGGATGGACCGGTATGTGTATATGAAGAACCTGGAGCGGCACTCCGGGCTCGTGTACCCCGAGTTTAATATGTCGGTACATGTGCAGGACCTTTCCAAGTGCGCTGACCCTGAGCACGCAAAGGAGTTCATAAAAATACTGGCCACCGACGTCGGGACCGGCACAACGGCCATATATAAGATGGCGGCGGACACCGGAGGTAAGGCCATATACATATACGGGGAGTTCTACGAGCATGCCGCATCGTTGAGCCAGATCGCAGAGTACGTCCATAAGGAGCAGGAGACCGAGGTCTTCAACACCCACCTCATCGACCCGAGCTCCGCCCGGCCAGAGCAGACGAGCGGCAAGAGCGTAAAGGGGCTGCTCAAAGACAAGTATATGGTGCATACGGTCCCGGCGGTCAATGACGTCAAGCTCGGTATCATGCTCGTCAAGGACCTACTCGCGCCGGCGTCGGGACTGCCGCGGCTCTATGTAGACCCGCGCTGCGTTAACTTCCTCTCCGAGATAAAGCACTATCGGTTCATGGAGGACAAGGGGAAAGGGGATGGCGACGACACCAAAGGCTTCAAGGAGCAGGTGCGCAAGCGCAAAGACCACGCCATGGACGCCACCCGGTACGGCGTCGTATATCTGAACAAGTTCCTGACCAAGCGGATGGAAGCAATCAGACTGGTTGAGGAGCAGCGGCGTGAGCTGCAGCAGAAGAGGTTGAAGAGCCTCCCTATGTACAAAAAGTATGGTGAGCTCGGCGAGAGCCAGGAGCTCGGAGATCTGTATAGAAAGCTCAAGATAGGGCCTCGGCACCGCAAATCAGCCTTCATGAGAGCCATGCGTAGAACGTTAAAAAAGTAGACACCGTAACAAAAATGTTACACTTTTGCTTGACTTATTGTAACGAAACGTTACATTGTAGTAATGGCTGTAATCCACGAAAAACTATCAGCGGAAAAAATTGAAGAAATCGAAGAGTTTCTTCTTCAACGGTTCAGCTATCTCTCCTCATTACGTGCCGACCTCAACACCGAAGTAACCAACGAGATATCAGTCTACAATAATAAGGACGCCGTCATCGACGAGCGTGAAGAATGGGAAGAGCGCATTAAGGTCCCGTTCGCATATACCGCTGTGCAGACAATCAAAGCCAGGATGGTCGAGTCATTTTTCGGCCAGGACAACTACGTCAAGATATTCTGCGAGTCTGAGATATTCAATCAGATCGGTAAGACTGAGAAGCTGCCAATCGATCAGATTGCTTCGCTGTGGGTGCAGGAAGAGATTGACAAGTTGAAGCTCGGCGAGATGGCAAACGACATCCTGGAAGAAGCGCTCGTCAAGCGCGTGTGCTGGCTCCAGTTGCAGCCGGTCGTCGATGGCAATACGCTCAAGCGCATTAACCTCGGAGTCTACGGGTTCTTCGATGTGTGGTTCGATACCGCGTCGAGAAACGTAGAGGACAGCGACTTCTTCATCAGAAAGACAAAGAGGATCTATGAGTTCTACAACGATCAGAAAAGGTATCGCGAAGCGTCGATCGAGACGGTCCTCAAGACGGTCCCACCGGAAGACCTCATCCGGCCCGGCGAAGAAAAGACGGAGTACCAGGATAAACACGATGCGTCATATTATACCGCTCCTTCTGCCTCGCCTGAGACAGATCGTATGGAGCTTATGGAATACCTTGGGGTCTATAATCTTTCCGAGGACCCAAAAACTCCTGACTATCGTGATGTCATTTTTACCTGGGCCAACCGCACGACCCTCGTCCGGGCCGAGACAGTCGAGCTCTCGACGGATAAGAAGAAGCTCCTCTTCCCGATCCGCCCGTTAAAGCAATCATTGTCACTCCTCGGGAAGAGCGTACCCGGCCTCATTAAAGACATGTGTCATGAGCTCAACGAGATAAAGAGTATGCGGCTGCAGAACGCCAAGCTCCAGGCAAACATGCTCTTCAAGTATAAGAAGGGCGGCGGCATCGACTTCTCTGAGCTCTTTGCCGGCCCCGGGAACGCTATCGGATATGATGAGGACCCCAACGAGATCGAGCCGTTCAATGTCCCTAACCTCACCCAGTCATTGAGTTACATCGCCCAGGACATCGTCAATGACGCCCAGCAGACCACTGGCGCCGTCGACTTCATCACGGGTGCCAAGACCGGACCCAGCCTCACCGACACCGCAACCGGTATCCGTGACATCACAAAGCAGGCAATGTTCAAGTTCAGCGCGATGGGTCGCAACACGTATCCCGACTTCGTGGACGTCATCAAGTATCTCATCATATTGAACGTAAAGTATGGCAAAGAGAACATACTGATGAGACACGCCGATCTCGAAACCTTCGTTGAGATGACGGAGAAAATGATAGAGGACAGCAACCTTTTCGATATAGCCTTGGCCGACGTTGCGGAGCAGCGAGAGGTGCTTCGCAGCAAGCTTGTGAACGGGGTGAACATATTCGCTCCGCTCGTCGCGCAGCTTGGCGGCAACGCCAAGGAGCTGGTGAGACAGACGCTTGAGGTGATGGGGTATCGCAATATCAATTCCATTGTACCCCTCGATCCAGAACGCTACGGAATGGGGGCGCAGAACGTCGCTGCTGCTGCTGTAGCGCCCCCATTCCGTAGCGTTCTGGAT